AAGCCAAGTATTGGCTAGCTTAATGGATAAAATTATTGAAGAAGGTCGCCGTTTCGCTTCTGCTGCCGACTTACAAATCTCTGACATGAGCGCACAAGCGCCTGTTGGGACAACATTAGCAATTCTGGAGCGTACATTAAAAGTAATGTCCGCTGTACAAGCCCGCATCCACTATTCATTTAAAGAGGAGCTTCGGTTACTTCGAGATATCATTCGTGATTACACTCCAGATACCTACAAATACGAGCCAGTAGTTGGAGCACCATCTGCTAAAAAAAGCGACTACGACAACGTTGACGTAATACCAGTTAGTGATCCAAACGCTGCAACAATGGCGCAAAAGATTACTCAATACCAGGCAGTATTGCAACTGGCTCAGGGCGCCCCACAAATTTATAACTTACCTAAGCTACATCGTCAGATGTTAGATGTGTTGGGTATTAAGAATGCAAACCAGTTAGTACAGTTACCAGAAGATCAAAAACCAACTGACCCAATCACTGAGAATCAAAACATTCTCATGATGAAACCGGTTAAGGCCTTCTTATACCAAGATCATCAAGCGCATATTACGGTTCATATGTCTGCTATGCAAGATCCAAAAATGATGCAGATGATTGGTCAGAATCCGAATGCCCAAGCGATGCAGTCTGCTATGCAAGCTCATATTAATGAGCATATTGCCTATGAATATCGTAAGCAAATGGAAGCAGAAATGGATCTTGATCTTCCATTCCACCCAGATGAGGAAGATGGAGAACAGGTTGGTATGCCTCCAGAAATTGAAGTACGTGTATCGCAACTGGCAGCTAAAGCAGCACAAGCCTTATTACAACGGGATACACAAGAAATGCAAGCTAAGCAAGCACAACAAGCTCAGCAAGATCCGATTGTTCAAATGCAAATGCAAGAACTCCAGCTCAAAGCCCAGGAAGTTGCAATCAAGAAAGCCAAGATGCAGGCAGACGCTGCAGGTAAAGCCGACCAAATTGAGATTGAGAAATCTAGAATTGCTGCGCAAAAAGAAATTGCCGCTATGCAAGTTGGCGCTAAAGCCCAGAAAGACAAAATGGACCTTACCGCTAAACAGCACCTCGAAGGTGTGCGCATGGGAGTTGATATAGCCAAAACTAAAGATCAGCTACGTATGCAGGAAAAGGCGCAACAGCGTCAACAAACTCCAAAGGAGAACACTGAATAATGTTTGATAAATACCTCGATCATTTAGTCCAAAAACTAAATGAGCAGATTAAAAGTCTGGAAGAGAGTTTGGGTGGAGGCGCAGCCAAAGACTACGCTGAATACCAACACGTGTGCGGACAGATTAAAGGTCTACTGACTGCACGCTTTGAACTAAGTGACCTTAAACAACGACTGGAGAACTCTGATGAGTGAACTAATTATCGGCTCAAACCCCGATAGTAGAGAAATAATCATTACCGATGCACTTGGCAACCCAATGCCAAAAATTAACAGAGAAGAAAATATCCCTATTGAGGATAGAGCTAAGCAACTTCCGACACCATCGGGATACCGCATTCTGTGTGCAATACCGCAAGTAGAAGAACAATTTGATGGCAGTGAGTTGTATAAGCCTGACGATTTAATCAAGAAGGACGAGATTTTATCTACGGTTTTATTTGTAGTTGAGTTAGGTCCGGACTGCTACAAAGACGACAAACGTTTCCCCAACGGCCCATATTGTAAGCCAGGTGATTTCGTTTTAGTTCGCCCAAACGCTGGTACTCGCCTTGTCATTCATGGCAAAGAGTTCCGGATTATCAACGACGATACGGTAGAAGCAGTGGTCCAAGACCCACGTGGCATAACCCGTAAGTTCATTTAAGGAGGCCCCAAATGGCTGAATTTGAAAAAGAAGATTTTGCATTTCCTGATGAAGCACCTGCAAAGGTAGAGATCAAAGCCAAAGATGCTGGCGATGATTTTGAATTTATTATCGAGGATGACACCCCACCAGAGGATCGGAATAAAAAACCGATGCCTGAAGAAATTGTTAAGAAGCTAGAAGCTGATGACGATGAAGAGTTAGATGACCTCAAAGCGCAAAAAGAGCGTTTAAAGCAATATAAAAAGGTCTGGAATGATGAGCGTCGTGCTAAAGAAGCAGCTATGCGTGAGCAACAGGAAGCCATTGCACTTGCCCAAAGGTTCGTTGAGGAGAACAAACGCCTCAAAGAAATCCTTAAAACTGGGTCAAAAGAGCTAACTGAGTCTACAAAAGCGGCCGCAAAAGCCGAAGTTCAAGAAGCAAAACGTGTTTATAAAGACGCAATTGAGTCTGGTGATTCAGAAAGAATCGCTGAAGCACAGTCTGAATTAATGAAAGCGCAGATTAAATTTGATAGTGCTAAGAAATTTAAACCAAATATTTCTTTACAATCAGAAGAAAATGCGGTAAAAAGTCCTCAAGTGGAACAACAGCGGCCTAAGGTTGACCCAAAAACTCAATCTTGGCTGGATGAAAATCCATGGTATGGCTCCAAAAAAGCTATGTCAAACTTTGCTGTTGGGGTTCACGAAGAGTTAGTTGATGAGTACGGTGCCCATGTGGTAGGTACAGATCAATACTTCAAGCACATTGACAAAACAATGCGCAGAAAGTTTCCAGAGTACTTTGAAACCCTGGAAGGTAGTCAAGCTGAGCCAGATCGGGAGCCCCAAACGGCCCCTGCAAAAGCGAAGCCCAGCACGGTTGTAGCTCCGGCGACTCGTTCTACGTCCTCCAAACAGGTACGTTTAAAACAGACGCAGATGGCCTTAATTAAAAAATTGGGCCTAACGCCCGAAGTATATGCTCGTGAACAACAAAAATTGGAGGCTTCAAATGGCTGAAAAAAGATTGACCCGTGAATTAGATAGTCGTGAATTGGATGTGCGCCCTTCGCATTGGGCACCGCCAGAACTCTTGCCCGAACCAGACAAACAGGCAGGATATGCGTATCGATGGATTCGTGTTTCATCCTTAAATAATGCTGACCCACGTAACTTATCTGCCAAACTCAGAGAAGGTTGGGAACCAGTTAAGGTTGAAGAACAACCCAAGTTTCAAATGCTAGTCGATGCCAATAGTCGTTTTAAAGACAATATTGAAATCGGTGGTTTGTTGTTATGCAAAACTCCAGAAGAGTTTGTGAAGCAGCGTAATGATTATTACAGCAAGCAAGCACAAGCACAGACGGATTCTGTTGACAACACTCTTATGCGTCAAAGTGACCCAAGGATGCCTCTCTTTAATGAGCGGAAATCTACGACTAGCTTTGGCAAAGGTAGTTAAATTTTATTAATTTAGGAGTTAAATAATGGCTTATCCTATTGTTAGCGCTCCCTATGGCTTTAAAGCAGTAAACCGTGTGGATGGCTTGCCATACGCCGGTGCGATCCGTCAGATTCCTATTGCAAGCAATTACAATACTGCAATCTATAACGGTGATACTGTTGTTATCGTCAATGGTGGCACAATTCAATCCGCTGGCTCTGGCGCAATCACTTCTGGTAATCCAGTTGGTGTTTTCGTTGGTTGCCAATATGTCAATTCCACAGGTCAAACAGTTCAGGCACAGTACTACCCAGGTACATCTGTGACTAGCGCTATTGCTTATGTAGTTGATGATCCTTTGGCTGCATTCAAAGTAGCTGTTGCTTACGCTAATGGCGTAGTTACAACTGTTACTGCCGCTGCTGTTGGTACAAATATGTCCTACAACATGGGTACTGGTTCTACCACTACCGGTGATTCTGGCGCATTTGTCACTGCTGCATCCGGTGCGAATACATCTTCCCTCCCATTCCGTGTGATCGCTGTTGTTCCTGATACAAACGTTACTGCCACGACTTTCTGCGAAGTTATCGTGAAAATTAACACACATCAGTACAACAACCCACTCGGCACTAACTTAAGCTAAGGAGTATTTTAAATGGCTATTTCTCGTGCCCAACTACTAAAAGAGTTGCTCCCAGGCTTGAACGCATTGTTCGGTTTGGAATATGCTCGCTATGGTGAAGAACATAAAGAAGTTTATGAAACAGAGACTTCTGAGCGTTCTTTCGAAGAAGAAACCAAATTGTCAGGCTTTAGTGCTGCCCCAGTTAAAAACGAAGGCGCACCGATTGCTTATGACAATGGTCAAGAAGCATGGACTGCTCGATACAACCATGAAACAATCGCTCAGGGCTTCTCTCTGACCGAAGAAGCAATTGAAGATAACTTGTATGACTCTTTGTCTGCTCGTTATACTAAAGCGCTTGCTCGTTCCATGGCTTATACCAAGCAAGTTAAAGCTGCTGCCGTATTGAACAATGGCTTCACTTCTGGTTACAACGGCGGTGATGGCGTTCCTTTGTTCTCTAGCGCACACCCATTGGTTTCTGGTGGTACCAACAGTAACATTCCTTCTACACCTGCTGACTTAAACGAAACTTCTTTGGAAGCCGCCGTTATTCAAATCAGCTTGTGGACAGATGAGCGTTCACTTTTGATTGCTGCTAAACCACGTAAGTTAGTTGTTCCTCCTTCACTCCAGTTCGTTGCAACTCGTTTGCTCGAAACTGAACTCCGTGTTGGTACTAACGACAACGACATCAACGCACTCAAGAACAACGGTTCTATTCCAGAAGGTTATGCAATTAACCATTTCTTGACAGACACCAATGCTTGGTTCTTGACTACTGATGTACCTAACGGTATGAAGCACTTCGTTCGCACCCCTTTGCAAAATAGCATGGACGGTGACTTCGATACTGGTAACGTTCGTTACAAGTCTCGTGAGCGTTATAGCTTCGGATGGTCTGATCCATTGGGAATCTACGGTTCCTATTAATTAAAAGCTCCCCCCTGAGCTTTTGGCCCCACCCAAAAAGTGGGGCTTTTTTATTGTAAAAAACATTTGCATTAATTTTAAAAAGTAGTAATATTAAGCATCTGGGAGTTTTCCTCTTGTTGCTACTGGCCCAGCAGACGATGCAACGATTAACAAGAGACTTTTGCATAAGGAATTATTATGGGACGCAGTACCTTTGAAGGGCCAATTCTTGCAGCGGATAACCGCTTTGGCCCCCAGCGTGATGCTGGTTATGTGTTGTTAACACAGCAAGCTTTTCTTGATTTTTCAGTTACAACTGCTAATACCGCCAATTATGGTGGTGGTTCTGGTCAGTTTGTGGCTACGAACAACATTCCAAATAGCAATGCTACGATTTGGACACCACAGAATGGTTCATACAATACTACTGGCCCTACAGTAGCTACTGCACCTACTGCTGATGCAACAACTACTGTTTACCGTGGCGTATCTTTTTTGATTCCCCAAGGCTCAAACATTACTGATGTTATTCTTGATATCGGTGTGATCCCCAAAGATACTGCTGGTACACCTTTGGCAGTTACTGCTATTCAACCATATGTTTCAAATAACTTTGCTACATCTACTGGTGTATATGCAACATTTGCCAACATCTCTAGCCCTGCTACTCAGAGATATACTGCTACCTTTGTTGGTACGCAGTTGGATTACTCTTATGGAACATTGCAAGATGTTCAAAATCTCCAACCTGGTCAGCAACCTACATGGTTCTCTCAAGTTGTTGTGACTTTGAAAATGACTACATCAACGGCCGGTCTTTCTTCTGGTCAACTTGCTGTTACATTAAAGTATGCACAACAAGACTTGAACATTGGCAACTCTACAACTTACCCCTACGGTAACTTTGACTAATTAATCGGGGGCTTCGGCCCCCTCTTTAAAGGAGATTAATTATGTCTGCACAAACCTCGTCCATCACCCGCAACGGGAAGACGGAACCGTTTGCCCTACAAGTAGCTCGTGGTCAGATAGCACAACACAGTGCTGTTAATATTTTTGGATATCAAGCATCTGTTGGAACTTCATTCATTCCAATTTGGGAAACTGCTGCTACATATCCAGCTTATTTGACCAGTCCTTCTATAATGACGATTGGCAGTAATAGCGCATCAGATATTGGTGCAACTATCATTGTTAATGGTTTGGACAAAAACTTTAATCCTATTTCTGAGATTGTTATTATGGCTAGTGGTGGCTCTGGAGCTACTGCTACTACTGTAAATAGCTATCTAAGAATCCAAGGATTGGTTTTAAACACTCCAGCTGGATCACAAAAAACCAATATTGGGCAGATTACTTGTACAGCAACAAACACCAATGTTTATGCGTACATTAATGCTGGTATTGGCAAGAGTCAGATGGCGGTTTATACCGTTCCAAACAACTGTAATTTTTACTTTACTCAAGTAACAATTAACACTAACAACGCTTACACGGCATCAGGAACATCTACACTTGTATATCAAGCTGTATCTTATAACAGTATTTCTGGTGCTCAGTTAAGTGTGTTGCAAGAGCCTTTCGTCAATAACTTCATTGTTACCAAAACTATTCCATTCCAGTTTGGCCCTAAGACTGATATTCAGTATCAGCTAAAGATTGGCACAGGAACAGTTGGTGCTGGTATTGTTGTTGAGGGATATCAGGTTTTCAACTCGGAC